TTCCGAGGTTATTGCTCAGTTCTACGCTGAAGGTGTCGTTCCGGACTTCATTCCGGCTGATCTTGGCGAAGACCTTGTAGGTGAGATCGATGCCGACGGTCGTTGGCTTGTTGATCCAGCCGGCGATATTCGTACGGATCGTCTCGACAAGTTGGAAAGCGATCTTATGGCCGGACTTGATGCTGTTGCTGACCCTGTGCCGGCTCCTGCTCCCGCTTCGGCTTTCGACTCTTCGTCGGCCTCTGACTCTTCGTCGGCCTCTGACTCTTCGTCGGCCTCCGACCCTGCGCCAGCATCTGATCCAGGGTCTGCTGAGCAGTAACCAGAAAATCGGGGAATACAATATTAATACTCGATAATATTGTATAAGTGTGGAAATCCTCATAAAAGGATTCCACACTGATCCCCGATTTTCTATAAAATCCTTTTCTATGGCTAATCTAGATCAGTACGCACCCTACGTGGATGCGGTAGGAAATGCGGCTATGAATTTTGCAATGGCTGATCTTTCCTACAAGAAAAATAAAAAGCTGCTCCAGCAGCAGTACAAGTACCAGAAGGAAGCCGCGGATCTTGCATGGCAGCGTCAAATGCAGTTCTACGAGGATCAAAAGGCCTATAACGATCCTAATGCGGTTCGTCAGCGTTACGAAGCTGCAGGCTTGAACGTTAATGCCGCTTTTGGTACTGCCGGTAGTTACTCCCCTACTAATGCTCCCTCCTCTGTGCAGCCTGCTGGTGGTGTTTCGACCCCCTACGTCGATTATACCAACATGAAGTTTCAAAGTGCCCTTGGTCTTGCAAAACAAATGGCCGAGATTGATCTCATCAAGGCCCAGGCTGATGAAACCCGCGGTCGTACCCTGAATCCAGACGAGACCCAGCGAGGTCAGAAGCTCACCAATGATCTCACAGCTTTGAATGCCCGTCTTGCCGACGCCAATATAATTGGCAAGGATTTGGCTAATAAGCTCGATTCTCTCGACCTTCGATTCCGCAAAGAGGTATACGATACCTCGGTGGCAATCGAGCGTCAGAAGGCCTTGAATCTTGCTAAGCAGTACGAGGTGATGAATGAGGATATTGCCCGCTCGATTGCTGGTCGATCTCTTACTGAAGATCAGCGTCAGGAAATCCAGTCTCGAATTTGGCTTAATTCCCGCAATGCCGCTTTGGCTGAGATACAGGCTGAGTATCATGGTAGGCTTACACAGGCTCAGATTGACGAGCTTGCGGCTAGGACTGATTCGTTGAAATCAACAAAGGAATGGATTGACGAACGCATTAAGACGGAGAAGGCCTCGGCGCGTCTTACCGATGCCAAGGCTGAAATTGCTAAAATTGATCTTCACGATCTTCGCAATATACCCGAGAAAACGAGGCAAATTACGCGTACCATGAAGATGATCAAGGAAGGTTTGATGCCTTAATGTTTTTTTACACGTTTGTCTTATGGAACGGCCCGTTGATATCCTTGCACGGCTAATAATTGCCGTGATTAAGGCGAAAGTTTACATCTTCGCCTTTCTTCTTATTATGTTTTTAGGTGCCGAATTGAGGCAGTGTATAGGATAACCAATCCTGTCTTTCTTTTTGAAGTCCCGACCTCAAGGCGAAGTCGGGGCTTTTTCTTTTGCTTCAAACTCAATAAACAGGCACCGCAGGTAGCGTTTAGCACCTCTATAAGGTGCCATGGTCGCGGACGGAGTCCGCTGGCACGTAAGCGACGGTTTACCGTCGCGCCCATAAATACCCGATATAAATATCTGTGCGAAGCACACCTTCGGGTGATTGGGGAGGTCTGGAGGGGAGTTAGGGGGCCCCGCGGATGAGATTGTCTGCAGGCCGTGCGCGTGCGCGCGCGCTTCGCGTGCGTACGTGCGCGAGACGCTAAGTAGCTCAGACGCAAGGTTCGGCCCCTACTCCCCTCCAGCGGCTGAGTAAAAATGATGAAATTTGTAAAATAATCGTTTTTTTTTTGCACAAATATAAAAAATTTATATATTTGCACTTGCGTTAGCTCTTGATCTTTGACGTCTTGCTTGTCCCCCACCCCGGCGGTGTTAGTTCTTCTCCCTTTCTCAAATTGTTCAATATTAGAGCATTCTTTTTAACATTTCTTAACTTATATGTATGACACTAAAAGAAATCGTAAGCTTCTTAAAAAGCTTGCCCAAGTGGTCTCGTGTCTCGATCGTGATTGCGGCTGCTGTTTCTGCTATCGCTGTCCTATTGGCAAGTTGCACCCGGTACTCTTACACCTATGTCAAGGGTTCCGAGGTCGAGTACGAACAGGTCGATTCGATGAACATATCTCGTATTAGGCGATGAGATTTCCCGAGACTTTCCGTAATTCAAGATGCATGGACGCTTTAAGAGGCGTTTGTGTGTTGCTTGATATTTTTCACAAGGCCTCCTATTTGAATTATTATGAAGGCGTCATTGTGTGTCCTGCTACTTACGATTCCCTAGTTTCGCTTGGCGGCTATGGTTTCTGTTTCTCTTATCAGAAGGAATTTTCCTTCGTTGGCTCTGTTGATTACATCCTAACTATTCGTGTGGATGATATCATACGTCGTATTTTCGAAGTTGTACCTAAATCTGGTTGTCATGTCACGTTTCAAAAGAAAAAGAGGAAAGAGTAAATCCACTCGACCTCATACTCAAGTCTTCGACGTTGGAGGTAAACGGTTGTAATGTCGCACTGTCTACGCCCTCATCAGATTATCAACCCTCATTTTAACCCTAAAACCACACTTGGAGCTAAAAACCTCCGAGTGTGGCGTGTTGCGAATAAATCTCCGCAGGGTTATCCTGAGGATTATCAAATTTTAATCGACTGTGGTACGTGTCTTGGTTGCCTTCGTGACAAAGCCCGCTCTTGGCGTGTTCGTTTGCTTCATGAGCACATGTTTGGCAACCATGATTCTTGCACGTGTTTAACATTAACTATCGCGCCTGAACATTATGAACAGTTTCAAACCAAAGCGGGTATGGCTTCCGCTATGCGCGCTTTTATTGATCGGTTGCGCTATTATACTCCCGGTCGTCGTTCTCCCAAACGGTTCTTTATTTCAGAACTCGGTGAAGATCGTGGACGCCTCCATTTCCACGGATTCGTTTGGGATTGCAACATCCCCAGACGAGATCTGGAGCGATCCTGGAGGTATGGATTTATATGTGCCCGACCTCTTCGTTCCGCTAAGCAGTTGTCTTACGCCACGAAATACATCACAAAACCCGCCGTTGATTTCCACAAACCAACGATTTTCGTATCTCCCGGTCTCGGACTGTCCTATTGCAATCAAGAGCGATGGCGATCATGGCACAAGAAAGGAAATGCTAATGATCCTCTTAATTTGTATTGCAAGTTTGATTCTTTTGTGTATGCTATGCCTCGTTATTATCGCTCGAAAATTTTTACGGATGATGAAATACGTAACTTTAAAGTTTTGTTATCCAAATCTGAGCGACCCTTCGAAAAGGTTCTTGGCAGGCAAACCTATACAGAACCACTCTCCTATGCGCAAAATCGAGCAGAGTTGCTCGAGGTTACTCTTCGGTCAGGGAAGAGTAAACTTATAACTTCTAAACCTCGTAAGGACTCTTTACGTGAATTTAATCCTTACGATGATACAAACGAATTCACTTTAGATCTTTATCCTTTTTAGTTATGGCTTTATTCCCAAAAGAAAAGGTGAGACCACCAAAAATGGCTCACCATGACCGTTCGCATTATTTGCGGACGTCGATGGCTCCGGGCCTTGGTTATCCGATTTATTGTCGTGAAGCTTTGCCTGGCGATCAGATTCAGTTGGAGTTTAAGCACCTTATGAATACGCAGGCGATTCTTAATCCTTTGTATGGTTCGTATCGCCTTCAAATATGTGTATTCTTTGCTGGCACTTCGCTCTATATACCTCGTCTTTGGCGTAATGGTTTCATGTCGGCAGAATCGCGTGGTATTTTGGATGTATCATATCCGGTTTATAATCTTGCAGCTACAAAGCCCATCACTCGGGTACACGAATCTTCCCTTCCGGCCTTCCTTGGCCTTGGTGTTGGTTATGGTCGCTTTGCTGCAGGCTCACCCACTAAGGGATGTTATGTTAATCTCATCCCTTATCTGATGTACTACGATATCTTCCGACATTATTACGCCAATCGCCAGGAAGATAACTATCCGGTCATGAACGCTTCTTGGAATGATCCTAATCGTGTACGTTATTTCTCTCTTGCAGGTTTGGATAATCTTTATTTAAATCTGCCTATTTCCGGCGGTTCGATGAATTCGAACGGCTATATTTCTAATACACCGATCGCCCAGCTTTTCTCACCTCAGCAGGTAGGTTCGCAGGTTGTGTCGCCTTCTATGATTGCGCCGCTTGGCGGTCTGTTCCAATGTTGTTACATGCCCGATCGGATGAATGTAATCCTTAGTGATTCGTTTTTCGATAAGAATGTTTCGACGGTTACCGTTTCTACGGCCGGTGATTCATTCCAGGTTGACCAGCTTGTTACGGCTAAAAAGCTCTGGAATGCCCGAAATAAGGACGTTGTTACTAATGGCACGTTTAAGGACTGGATTCGCGTTCACTTCGGTGTCACGCCTAAGATCATGGACGATATGCCTACATTTTGTGGTGCTGTTTCCTCGGATATTCTTTTTGAGGATATCCGTGCTACAACTTCTGCTAAGATTGATGATGCCAGCCAATATCTTGGTGACAAGGGTTCCTCTGCTCTTGGTTATGGTGATTCCCGTCGGTTCAACATTGTGGCAGACCGTCCTGGCTATGTTATGGCCATTGCCACTCTTGTTCCGCGTGTAGATTATTATCAGTTTACCGAACGTTATGCATTGCATAGTAAGCTTTCTGATTCTTTCATGCCTGAGTATAATGGTATCGGATATCAAGACGTCTTAGTTGGCGATCTCAATTCGGAGTTTCCGAAAGATTGGGATGCATCGAAACCTTATGCCGCTGGGGCTGATCCTTTTGCTAATTCTGTTGGCAAACAGCCTGCTTGGATTGAGTATATGACGGCTGTAAATAAGATTCGTGGTTCGTTCTGTTCGACTGAAAAGTCGTGGGTTCTTGCTCGTGATATGCGTAGCTCTGATACTGCCACTACAGTCGGCCCTATAGGAAATACGGTTTCTTCGGCATATATCGATCCCGGCGACTGGAACCAGCCCTTTGCTGATCAGTCTCCCACGGCACAGAATTTCTATGCCCAGTTCTATATCCGTGATCGTGTTCGTTCCACCGTCCTTAAACGTTTACGTCCTAAATTCTAAGGTTATGCGATTATATCAAAAAACCAAGTCTTCGACTTTCGCTAAATCCGCATGTGAAACCTCTCCGGGTTTCACTCTTTCCG